TTAAGTTCATAGTTTACAAAGTATAACAAAATTAATTTTTAAGGCTAGAAAATAATGATTAACATTTCCATCTTCTACGAGCTTGTCGTATTCTAGAATTAGGATNATTTCTTGTCTTTGCNGAGCTTCTTTTTAATTGTCCTAATGATCTTGCACAATAAGATTTTCTTCTTTTAGCTGCTTTACTACCNGGTTTTACTTTACCAGTTACAGCCATAGATAATTTAGAACCAGGATTAGCTCGTCTATAAGCTTTTATTCCTGCTCTAGTCATACCNGCACCTTTTTTAGTAGGTCGATAATATTTTTTTCTTCTAGGAATATCTCCAGTTCTTTTTCTAGGTTTAATTCTTGTTCTTGCCATTATGATCTAAACGCTGCATGTTGTGCAGACGTAACTCCTTGACTTGTTTTAGCTGGTGATGATTGATTACCTCCACCACCGCCTCTATAAATATCTTGTGCTGTTGGTTGTATATTCATTATTCTAGCTGGTGTTGTTTGAATATCTCCTTGAGGATCTCGCATAGTTATATCTCTAACTCTATTTTCTTCTTTTCCTCTTAAAGCTCCACCTATCATAAAAGGTATTGCAAAAGGAGCAGCTACTGACATAAGACTTCCTCCTCCTAATATACTAGCTGCTGTTGTACCAAATCTTAATGCATTTTGAACATTAGAAGATATTCCTAACTTATCTTCTACAAAGTTATTATAATAATTTATATTTTTATTAATTATATTATTTGCATTATCGTTTTTGGATTCAGTATCTTTTTCAAAATCAAATTTAAAGAAACCACTTTTCTCTCTTTCTTTTTTTATATCTTCTATTTCATTATATTTTTGATCAAAAGTTTTTGGTGTTTGAAAATCTTTTATTTGTCCATCGTCACCTTCAAATATAGGACATACTCCATTAACAGACATTCTACCATTTGGACAAATAAATTCTTGCATTAACTTCTACCTTGTCTATTATATTTTTTATAACTTCGTTTTTCATTTTTATTCAAAGTCTTTTTATGTCTTCGAGGTCTTTTCTTTGGCTTAGGTCTAGGTACGAAGTGGGTAAACTTTTGTTTAGCCATTTACTTTTTTTTCTTCTTCTTTTTCTTCTTACCTTTTTTAATTACACCTCTTGCAATTAAAATATCTTTTTTAGTAACTTTACCATCGCCTGACATATCCGGAAATTTTTTTCTTTTTTTCATATTAGTCTTTTTTCTTTCCTGGTCCAATGTTAATAGGAATCACTTTAGCTTTTTTCTTATTAATTATATCTGATGCAGAAGTATAATCTTTAGCTTTACCTTTGTATAAAACTCCACCTTTGTAATTATCAGAAAGTTTATCTGATGGTTTTTCTGCCATCATTTCTCTTTCTTTAGATTTACCTTCTTCATAGCCGTCATCATCAATCATTTTAGATGTAGAAGTATCTTCGAAATCAACATCCATAATATCTTTTACAACATCTTTTGTTTTTTTAGCCATTAGTCTATCTCCACTTCTATTTTAAGTGATTTCATCATTTGCATATGATCAGCTTTTCTTTGATCATCTATTTTTACAACTTCATCTCCAGGATTTTGCATTGCTTTTTTTAACATAGCAGCATCTTCTACAGCACTAGGAAACTTGTCGTAAAATCTTTTATTAGCATCTTTAACATCTTGAACGCTATATTGTTTTACTCCAATTTTATTTTTCATCTAAGTCCTCCGTTGTACTTAATTTTTTATTCAATATACCTTGAAATACTGAATGTGTAAAGGTAGGAAGCATCATTTCGCTAATAGGAGATTTAACATGGCCACAAGACCACGAAATACAAGGAACTCCTTTCTCGTCCCATGCTACTAAAGCATAGCCTTTAATATCTACTTTTTCTGTAATTTTGATACAAGCATCATGAAAAGCATTAACTACTTCGTCATCTTGTCTTTCTTCCTTTTCTTTAGGTAAAGGTTTTCTAGGCGTAACTCTAAACGAATCAAGAGTAATAATGTTTGTTTTCGCCACGTTGCTTTCTTGTCTCATAATCTTCGTCCTCTGGATCATCAGGGTGTGTTACTAAAAATCCATCACGAATACGCAATAAAGCTTGTACACAAGTATCGTGTATATCGTCATGTTTTCCATATGGAAATTGCGCTGACTCCTCAATTACACTTTTAGTCCATTCTTTATCCATAGTAAACACTAATCCACCTTCAAACATAGAAGATACGCTATGTGTTCTAGAAACTTTATCTCGATCAGGAGAATAAGTAATTACAGGTATTCCCGAACGTCTTAAATCTTGTATAAGAGATTGCCCTGATGCTTTTTTTTCAATTAATACTTGATCGGGTCTCCATTCATAATAGCTATCATTAGCTTTTTTACGAAGCTCTGGATATTCTAATCTATCTTTCCAAGCATCTAATAATATCGTTGCAGCGTATGGAACATTATTTTCATCTCTAGCTGTAAACACTCCCCAAGTAGTACAAGCTGAAAAGTCAGCAGTGCTTTTAGTTGAATAAGCAGTATCATAAGATTGAACAACATAACTTAAAGTTGGAATTTTATCTCCATCATAGATATTCCACCAATCTCTTTTGATAATTGAACCTTCTTCATTACTAGGTCTTTGTTGATACAACGCTGACCATACACGTTCTCCTACTGTACTTTTAATTTTATCTAAATCTTCTTTAGAATAAGCTTCAGGCCATAAAGCGTTACCTGAATTATCTATCGCTGGTAAATCTAAAACTTTCCAGTCTTCTCCAGATTCATTTAAAATGTATCCAGCTAAATCGTCTTGGTGCCAACGAGTTTGAATTATAATAACTTTACCTCCTGGTTGAAGTCGTGTGTATGCTACTGCTTTATACCACTCTAAAAGATTTCGTCTTTGAACTTCTGACTCAGCATCTTCTCTACCTTTAATCGGGTCATCAATAATTAATAGATGTGCACCTCTACCAGTAATCGCTCCTCCTGCACCGACTGCGGTGTACGTTCCACCTTGCATTGTATGAAAACGTTTAGCTGATGTACTGTCTGATCTTAACGCAACACTTGGAAACACATTATTAAAATCTGGAGATTGTAATTGATTTCGAACCTTACGACCAAAGTCGTCTGCTAATTCTTGAGCGTAAGTCGATTGTATCACAAACTCATTTGGATTATTTCCTAGATACCAAGCTGGAAAGAACTCTGAACATAACATAGATTTTCCATGCCTAGGAGGCATAAATACAGCAAGACGTTTAATACTACCTTCTTCTAATTGTTGTAAATGTTTAGCGATGAGTTGTATATGAGCTGGATCCTTGTACCCAGGATATATATGTTTAGCATATTGTAATAAATTCTTACGAGCTTTAGAAGTTGATAAAATTTTATTTAGATGTTCTATTACTTCCGCTGCCCGAGGATCCTTCGTCTCCTGGAATATCTGTATAGCTGACTTTAGTCGTTCCTTTAATGTCTGTTCTTGCATTTTGTTTTCCTGCGCCTATTGCACCTCGTTTTCGATACTCATCAAATTTATTTGCAACTAAATGTAATGGCTCTATCTCTTTTCGTACAATTTTTTTCCAATGTAAAGAAGTCTGTCCAATTTTTTCTAAATACCAAGCTAACTTACTAGCGTCTGCTGTTCTAGCATTCCACATCTTTACGTGATGTAAATCGCCTTCTTGATCAGGGTGCCCCTCTTTGTAGACACGTTCTTTAAAGACATCATCGTTATTATTTCCTGTAATATCAGCTCGATCATGTGTTACTTCAATATCTACGTCCTTCATGATATCGAGCATGTAAGCTATCTCAGAGATCCATGCATCATTTTGTCCATGTAAACTTATATGATCTAATAATCTAAACCAATCCCAAGGAAATATAGGAAAGATACTATATGGGTGTCCAGTTTGTTCTTTAACACGTAACACATTAAAATTTTTTTCAGCTTCAATAATTTCGTCCCAATGTTTAGTATTCATGATTGCATCATCATTGAAAAACATTACCCAGGTACCCTGAGCATATGCACATAAAGAATTATTATATATATGAAGATTTTCGTATCCTAGTCGTTTAAACTTTAGTACACTTTGATTTTTGTAATTAGAAGTTTTAAGAAACTCTAAAGTTTCGATATCATCGTCATCGACACCGAAAAGAGGTTGAATTTTATCAGGATTCTTTGCATTAGACAATAAGGAATCCATAGATTTTTTTAATTGGCTAACTCGCTTACGAGTAGGGAGTAATATAGATATAGTCATGGATCAATGATACTTTGATTTATGCGGATTTAAAACCTATTTCTTTTCTTCTATTTCGTAGAAAAAATTATCAGTATCTTCTGTAGTCCAATCTTTATTCTCTACATTCCATTCGGTCGTTTGAACTTTGTAGTCGGGAACTTCGTTTCTCGTAGTAAATGAATTAATTGTCCATAGTAATCGGTTATTAGGCTGAGCAGCGTAATTACCATTGTCAAGCTCCAATATATGAGCGCACTTATGTTCCTGAGCAATTTCAGAATGATCTGTATCAAGTAAATTGGTGTCAGGGTGACACCAGTCAACAGTAAACAGATACTCACCAGTATACAGTTTTTTATCTTTTCCAAAGTATTTAGCTCGTTGTCCTTCTAAAAAACCAAAGTGATTAACACTATGATAATAATCAAAACAATTCCACAATTGAAGCTGGTCAATTGGCATATCGGGCACTTTGGCTCTGTCATGCGATTTTTCGAAAAACGCTGAGATAGGCAAACGCCAAAAGCAGGCACCATTTTCCAACATGATATTAAAAAGGAGCCCACGCCCCGCAATGCTTGTGAGACCGAAGATAACACAGTTTTCGCTTTCGCCATTATGTTTTTTAAAGTCATAAAGATACTCCTTACGAATTTTACAATATATAGGTGGAATGCTACTATTTAAAAAAGCCATTGTAAAGTCTTATTTTAAAAAAAATTTTTTTACTACAAAATTTATACACATATAAGTGATTCTACTCCTACTCTAGCCAATACTAGAGTATAAGCGCCAAAAAGCTTTTAAACTTTATACGATTTTATTTTATTAAACTTAATACGATTTTAAAAAAGAGAATTTAGAGAATTAAAAAAAAGAATAAAAAAAAAGAGAGCGTAAAATTAATTACGCTCTCTTTAAAAATTTAGATTAGATTATTTTAAGTTATTAATTCTTTCTTCGAAAAATTTTATATTTTCTAAAATAGAATTATCTACTTTATTATTTTTTATAAACTCTTTATTAGAATTTATTAAATCTTTATAAAGATTTATTTTACTTTTATCTAAATAAGAATTTAAATCTATTAATAGATTAACTTTTTTAAAACGATTATTTTTAGTAGTATCGTATTCTATATCTACTTTTCTATAATCGTTATTAAAAGCGTCTTTAATAGTAGTAGAGAATTTAGCTTTTTCGTAAATAGAATAAGAAACGCTTTTTTCTCTTTTAGTATTAAATAATCTAAAAAGAACTTTTTTATTTTCGTTCTCTCTAAAAGATAACGCTACTTTATTCTCTTTTAGATTATTTTTATCGTTATTTATATTTTTCATTTTATTTTTCGCTTTCTATCTTTCTATAAACTCTTTTATTTATTAAAAGATTTAATTTATAAAAGATAATTTAAATTACTAAAAAAAAATAAAAAAGTAAATAATAAATATGCTTA